TCATATCATTGTATTCAGAACTTTCTTGAATGTAAAGAGGTAGATTGTTTTCAAATGAATGTATGTTATCAGTATCAAATGTTTCTGCTTTTGTTAACATATCATTATACCAATTAGTCCACTCAGTTGAAGTTGTTTTATAAATGTTATCAAATGGTAAAACATTAGTTGGGTCTTTTAATGTTAGTTTTACATCTGTAATTTTTGTTTCTGTTTTTCCATCAGGATGTAAAAACAATTGATTTATTTCACTATCGTTAAGTGAACGTAAATAAAATCTTGTTTCATCAAATTGACCATCACCATATCCTAATGCACTACCTGGTCCATTTCCAACTCTTATTCTATATATTACATTACTACCTGATAATGGATAACCAGCTAAAGTTTTAACATTAACACCATCAATGTAAAGAGAACCCGTACCAGTGGTTTGATTCCAAGATAAAGCATAATGGTGAAATTCATTATCGGTTAAATCTGCATTACTTGGATTAACTTTAAAATCAGATTTATTCAATACTTTGTGGCCTTGGTCGGTTACTTGTCCTTGTATACTTGCACCACTTTTTCCTACCCACCAACCATCCACATCATCAAGAGATGAATGATTTACTGCTACATTATCTTGCACACCACTACCTGAAGACTTAATGTCTAAGGACATAATTGTTATGTTTGTATCTTCAGTTTTTAACCAAGAGGTAAATGTAAATCCATCAAAGCCTTGGTCTACACCTGAAGATGTTGTGAATGTTACTCTACCTGCTTCATTATCAATATTAGAGTTAAAATAAAATAATCCAGAAGCACCAGCATTACTACCACTCCATTTCAATGATGATGATATTTTACCATCCACACCAGTTTCTACAGAGGCTGATGTGAATGAATCAGTTGAACCACCATCCCAAGAAATAGTTCTATTATTACCACTAACGTCAAGTACTTCAAAATCTCTATCATCAATGGTAATGTTTTCATAATTGTAATGAGCAAATAAACTTGCAGATAAATTGTTTTTATTATAAATTCTAAACAATTCACCAGCTGGCATACATGCTCCAAAAAATGGAGCTCCACTTTGAGTTACAACTGTTGTTGGATATTGTCCAGTAGAATCATTAATTTGATAAGAACCTGTTTTTATATTTGTATGTAAAAAAGTTACATTACTACTATCAATAAGTTCACCATTGTTATCAATTGTTGGTAAATCAGAAAAATCTATGTTTTGATTTGGTATCCAATATGATTGAGAGGCTTCATAAATAAAACGTCTATATTCACTTCCTGTAATTAATGGTTCTAAAATTCTATTTTGGTGTAATGCATCATTTGGTAATGGTACACCAAGTCCGTTACCTGCAGTTGTTTGTCCATATGTATCCCAAGATAAAGCACTACCACTATCACCTTGTAATAAAAATGATAAATAAATTGAACCACTATAATTAAAAAATGGTTTGTTTTGTACTTTGTATTTATCAGTAAATAAATGTATAAATTGGTCATGAACACTTGATATTTTTTCAGATGAAAATTTATAAACGGTATTGAATCCATTATGTTGACTTAACTCAAGAGTATCACCATCGAATCGAACAGGTTTGGTATCAGCATAATTTGTTAAACTTGGTGCAGATGCAGTTGTATTACTTTGTCCATCAAAATATAAAAATCTTTCATATGGTGTAAATGTTCTAAATTCTTTTTCTATTTTTTCAAATAAATTTTTTCTTCTTTGAATTAACTCATTGTTATCACCAGTCATTGATATACCACTACTACTTAATGAACTTGATATATTTGTATAAAATCCTTGAATGGTTTCAACTTTTGTTTTAAAGTTTTCTAATTTCTTTTTAGCAGAACCAAAAAAAGTATGATTTGAAAATTCATTAAAATCTGTGTTTAAACTTGGATAACCATATTCACTTGATGATATTATACTATCTATTGTTGTGTTTTCAATTGATGATGATATGGCTATTTGATTATAGTTTTCAAATCCAATAATATTACCATCAGGATTTATCCAATTTTCTTGTGGGTCTGGTTGTAACCCATCACCAAAAAATACTTCAGGAACATCTGAAAAATAATATATATCTTGTATTTGTGTTGTTAATACTTCCTTTTCAATAGTTACAGGAGATAAGGTATTAACATTATTTGCCAATGGTTCATATAACTTTAATATTATGGATTGATTATTTTTACCATCTGTAACTGCATCAAACTGATAATTCATTATTGGATTGTGGTCACCAGTTCCAATGTTTAATACATGTTTGAATTGATAAGTATTAGTATTTTGATTTAATTCATTTGTTAAATTAGTGATAAAATCCGAATCATTTAATATAGGTTCATCAAAAATTTTTAAACGAACTTCTTTTCTTGAAGTTGATATTTGTTTTATAATAAAATTATAATGAACAACAGCGTTCGGATTTAAATTTTCAGAATAATAATATTCAGGTCCTCTAAGAGGATTTGTTTCAAAATCAGTACCACCTTCTTGACCACCACCTTGTTGTCCCTGTTGTCCCTCTTGACTATCACTTTCTGCATAATACGATGGTGGGTCATCTGCAGTTCCAGCAATATTAGCAAGAATTAAATTACCAATATCCGTTCTACCTACTTGATTCCATGCTGATACATCAACAACATTAACAATACCATCACCGTTAAAATCAAAATCTTCAAACCAATAAGGTATTGGTAATGATTGTTGAGATACTTGTCCTTTGGAAAATTGATTTAAGAAATCAATTTGTATTCTATAATCACCTTGAGGTAATTCAAATTTATTAAATATTTCATTTGGTTTAATGTAAATACCACCATTAGGATTTTTATAAATTTTAAAATCATTTACATTATCATTACCAATTATTTTAGTATCAAAACTATTATCATTAGTAAATGGTGATACATTGATAGAAAAAGGACCTTCAAATAAAGTAGAGAAGAATATAGCCTTACCATCAATACCTTTTGTATTATCTTGTAAGGTAACAACTTGATTTATCGTTTCACTTGGATAAATGGTTAAACGCATATAATCGTTATTACCAAATTCTCCAGCTGATTGATTGACAATTAAATCTTTATCTTGTTGATTAAATTCAAATTCAAAATCTGGCATTATAATGCTCCGTTTCTATTACTGGCCTTTTTAGGAACTTTTATGAATGAGTCTCTTCTCATGGATTGACCTTTTTTAACTTTTTTAATTTTATAGTCACCAATTAATAATCCTTTATTTGAGTTACCACTTGTATCTAAAATAGATTTGTCAAGTGTTTCACCTGTATTTAATTCTAATTTACAACTTTGTTTTAAATCCAAGTCCTGATTATCACTTATAAATATCTGTCCGACTGAACTTTCCATCGGAAATTTATTTATATCACCATCATAATATAAATCATTAAATGGTATTAGTTCATTATTTATAACTGCATCAATATTAAGTAAATTATAAATACCATATGGTTTATCAAAATACCTACATTGTTCTAAATCCATTGTTTCTATATTTTTTCCCATTTCATCATTTTCTAAATCATTAATTAAAAATCTTTCATCTATAATATCTAACTCACCTATTTTTCCACCACCTAATGTGTTTTGAATACTTTTTTTATATTTTGAATCTTCACTAACACCACCAATTATTGGAGTTGTAAAAGGCCATGGAAGTGTTGTGTAATCACTTCCACCAACATCACCAAAATCAGGATATTGATTTGGTGGGATGTCAATATAAATTCTTGATGTACAAAGTTTCCATCTTCCAATTTCAAAATCAGGAGAATCTTCTGTTCCATCACCATCAAAAACACTAAACATAATAAATTTTATATTTTTTATTCCAGGTGATGTATAAACATTATTTGGTGTATTTGAATCCTTTGTAGAATAAATTTTGTATAAATTTTGATTTTGTCTTTCCAAGTAATCAAATGTATTTTCTGGTTTTGAATCTAACCAATCTTCAATGGTTTTAAATTTATCATCAATATCATTCCAATCAATTATAAAATAATAATACACATTTTGATATTCTTCAGATTCAGTTTCAGTAGATTGATAACTAAATGTCATTGAAGTTATTACTCCATGTGGATTTGGATTAAAACCCACCCATTTATTATCACTTTCATTATATGTTATTGCACCAGGTACACTTGCAACTTCAATATTATAATACTCCATTTCTTGATATAGAGGATTTTTAGATTTTAAAATTTCTGCAACTCTTTGTATATTATGTTCATAAGCATTAATAAATGGTGGAGGATTGTAATCTGGATTATTAGACAATTGTTCATCATAATTTGAAATTAATTCTTGAGCATCAGTTTCATCTCGTAGTATAACATATGGGTTTACATCATCACCAGTAAATGTTACATATTCTAAAGATGATAAACTCATTCCATTAACATCTTTTATACTTAAATTAAATGTTACATTTAATGGACTTGATGCTTTTATGATAGAAGTAAAATCATAGTTATAATCTTGTAAATCAACATAAGATGTTCCTAAAGAATTATTCTGACTAAATCCAAATGTTGTAAAAGGTAAGAAATCAGGATGTCTAAATAATGCACCATCAGTTCCAGATTCTTGTGAATTATCAAGTTGAGTTGCTGGATTTGTAGCGGCTAACCATTCAATACTATTAAAACTATTTTCAGTAATTTTACTTTGTGGTAAAACCAATGGTATAAATTCTTGATAAGTTGAAACATCAGAAAAGTTATTTGATACTCCCGCCGATGTATTTATTGATATTTGTAAAGATGTTACTCTCCACGCAGCTTGTGTAGCTCCACCACCACCATCACCAGTTCTTGTTCTTGTAGGACTGGTGAAATTATTTTGATACACTTTACCAATATAATTATCACCTACTTTTTCAAATAAATCATCACTACTTATTTTAAAAATTGAATATTTTTTTCTCCTACTATCAGTATTAACAGGCCAAGCTACTTTTTTATCACCTTTTGTATAAATACAAATATAAATAGGATTATATTGGTCTTCATTAAATATAGATGTATTGGCAGGTGTGGTTTCTGAACCATTTAATTCAAAAGCATTTAAACCACTTGGAGTAGTTTCATTTTGAGGGTCTAAGTTATTAAAGTTTAATGTCCTTCCTTCAATGTCACCTAATATAATTGCTGCAGAATCTACACTAAAATTAGATACAATTGGAGTTCCTTCCACTTCAGTAATGTTACCAATATCTGTTCCTTCAGATTTATTACCAAATCCTTGTGAATAAAATTTCCATTCATCTTTCATTTTATCTCTTATTGTAGAATATCCATCATTTGTTGGGTCACCACCATAAGCCTCTTGAGAAAAAATCCAACCAGTAACGTGATTATTTTTTACAGTGCCTCCTACACCTGTATTTGCAATGTACAAGTTTTCTATTTTAATTTCAGATTCACCTTCAAACTTTAAATTTTTTTCAATAATAGCTTCATTGACTTTATCACCTACACATTTCGTGAATAAGTCTTTGTTTTGAAATTTATCATTGTTTTCTGGTAAACTAGTTGAGTCCTCATATATAGGTGGGTTTTCTGCATATCCATCTACAAAATTATATTGACTTATATCACCTATTTCAGGTTTATCAACTACTATTTTCTTTTCAGCCATTAAAACGCCCCATTAACTTTAGAACTATTAACTTTACTTCTTTTTTTGTTTTTCTTAACTCTTAATGTTTTTTCATCAAATTCTGGTTTAAAATCTTGAATAAAAAATCCATAACTTTTATTTCCACTATTATCATTTATAACATCAACTTCTATTTTTTCATTAACTAAATTAATTAATAAATTTTCATTTTTTTCACTTTCGTTAGTTATCTCTCCAAGTATTGGAAATTTAATGTTTTGATTTGTAATCTCTGTATTTGAAAATGTACCATCCGCTCTAAACTTTGGTAATACAGGATAGTAATAATCATTAATCCATTCTTGTTCTGATGAAAAATCTATAGTGGTTTTAAAATATTTTGTTGGAATTTCAAAAACCATATCACCATTCCAAGCCATACTTCCACCCGCATTTATACCATTTTCATTATAAGATGTTTGGTTTGGATTATTTTCTATCCAATTGTACCAACCTACACTATCATAATACACATTAATATCATTATGAGTACTTACATCAGCTGTTGTTCTTCCATCAAAAGTTACACCATTTATTCGTATATAACTAACATATAGATTTCTATCACCTTCAATAATAGATGGTGTTCCATTATTATCATAATTAATTCTTATTTCTTGAATGTCTAAACTTCTATCGATTGGAATATTGAAATCAATAGAATCATATTGCCCACCACTTGGTGCACCATCTGTGACAGAATCTTCAACAAATCCATCATAATATTTTACTCCATTTATAATAATATTATAATGTGGAGGTGTTCCGTTTTCACCATCTTGTCTACCACCAATACGAACTGTTAATTCATTTGTTAATCCATTTCTAGTTGATATATCATAGTGTTTAGGTATGATGTTTTTCCAATATCTTGGTTCATCTGGATTTCCAACTTGTTCTAAATCTTCTTCCTCAAATCCAAACAATTCCCAAATTGATTTTGGTTCATTGTAATACTTTATAGTTGATAAATCACAATCACCAATTCCTTTTCCTAATTCTTCTCTAATTGTTGAAATTCCATTATATATAAAATCTCCATTTTCATCTTCTCTTTGTATCATATAATCTGGCAACACTTCTAAATCCCCATCAACTTGATTTTCCATTTTTACAAGAGCTATTTCTGTTTTTAGTTTATCACTTTTATTTTTAAACTCTATGTTAATTTTTTCATTATCTAAAAATCCAAGTTGTCTTTTTAATGTTTTATAATAATTACTCTGTTCTGATATTCCACCTATGATTGGTACAGTTTCTTCAAATGGAATAAATGAAAAACCATCACTTCCAAAATATTTAAAATCTTCATCTAATCCAGGATTTACATTAATTCTTAATTTAAATTTTTTATTATGAGCAATACCAACTATTTCATCATCTTTATCAAGTTTTACTCTTATCATTGTTCCTGTAACTTCGAATATACCGCTTGTTTCATATGTGTGATATAATGCCACACTTTCACCTATTTGTTCAGGTTCAGATGTAAATTCATTTGGTGAACCATCACCCCAATTAATATCATAAACATAAAATTTACCTTTTTTAAAGTCATTATAAATAGGTAATCTTTCTACAAATGTTTCTTCAGTTGGATATTGTGGATAAAAATAAAATTGAGCTTCTAATGGAGCTTGAGTGTTTTTATACTCTTCTGGTGATAATTTTTTATCATAATAATTCGTTAGTTCTGCATTTGCATAATTACCAACTGATAATTTTTTTCTAACATCTACATCAGGTATAAACTCATAAGATTCAAAACACTCAATATCATCTATCAATACTCTACCTTGAAAATTATTTCCTGATTGTATAAATAAAGACAAATTACCTAAACCACCAGTTGAATATTGAGATTCATTACTAATGTATTGGTCCATTCCACTAATCCCATCTGATTCTTCAATAGGACTACGATATAATCTAGCTATGATGAAACACATATCATCTGGTGTAAATGTTCTACTTGTACTATATCCTTGATTATTATCATAACTCCATCGTTCACCATCCCAATACGCAACAACTATATCAGGAAAAGCTATATAGTCTATACCATCATTCATTGGTAATTGGTTACCAAACGAATTACCACCAACATACATTAAATAAGCTTCAAGAAATGTTCCATCATCTAGAAGTCCAGTTTTCAAATTACCACCACCACCATCGGAGTCACCTAAGTCACTAGCTACCACCATATAATCATTAGTATTTCTTGGCCCATGTTGAACAGAAACTCGTATTGGGTTTTGATTCTCATCAACTTGGTGTGGTGAAAGCATGTAAAAAATAGGGTTACCTTCAGAATCAGTTAATGCGGTGTCATCATCTTGATAACCTGGAACTTTAAAATATATTTCACCTGAATTTGGGTTTGGAAGTCCACCATCAGCATTATGATTTAACATTATTTCAACTGAACCACTATTAAATTCATCATCAAACGCACCACCATATGGAACTCCATATATTTCTCCTCTATTATTATGTTCATTTGATAAATTGTATGTAAATTCAAATGTCTCCCATTCATCCATTATAGAATTTTGAAATCTTGACATACCACCTATTTCTGAAAAGCGTTTTTCTTCGTAAGTGTTTGCATTAAAATATCTTTCGGAGTTCCAACTTCCAGGTGCTTTAAAATATTCATTCCACCCTAAAGGAGGTAAACCTTTTAAACCTGTTTTTGGTGTTTCTTCAAATTGAGATTGTAAAATACCAATTTCAACTTTTGGTGCATAATTATTTAATGGATTATCTTGAAAGTCCATAGCGTCTTCACCATCATCAAATGAATTAGCAGGTGGTAACACATGTGTGGTTTTCATTTTAAATCTTATCTTTAATGAACTATATGGATTCAATGGTTCATCATTGAATTTATCATAGATTTTTTGAACTTGATTTAATACTCTGTATTGATTATCTATATGGTCAGGTAAAAATTCTGAATCATCAATATTTTCCGTAACTATACCTTCATTATGACGAAGGTCAGGTAATAAATAATTAAAAACATATCCTTCATCCTCATCTGGATTTAAATAACCATAAAGTTTTGCTCTATCCCAAATTTGAAAATTCATAAAACATAAACATTTAGAATTAGAAAAAGCTTCATCTGATACTATCCAAGCTGCAATATGTGGTACTTCTTGATTTTGAAATGTTTGGGATTGAATTCTATAAGTATCTCTCCAATAAGTTTGAATAGTACCTGCATTTAAATCTCCATTAATGGTAGATTGATTACCACCTGGTGAAAATAAATTAGATATTTTATTAGCTGGATTAATACCACCATTTGTTATATTTCCCCAATATGAAGTTTCAGTTGTAATTTGATTCTTTGATAAAGGGACATATGTAAGTTTACCACCATAAGCTATAAATCCTTGTGCATCACCATCCGTATACCAAGTGCTCCAGGGTATTTGTTCATCACTAAATTGACTATCAGGAGGAGTTCTTTTTAAAGATAAAAATCTCCAATCACCTTCAGGTTCTACAATTACTGATATTCCATCATCATCTACTTCCAAAGCTTCTTTTACAAATTTACAATCACCATTGTTTACTAAATTTCTTTTATTAATCCCTATAAATGGTGGTGCTAAAATATTCGGAAAATTGTCAGAGGCCAAATTATCATCATCAAATGAAAACATACCTAGTTCAATTCTACCATCATTATTAGAATTTTCAAGGCCTTGATTTGTATTTTGAAATTCATTAATATCTATATCCATACCTTTAAATGGATTAAATGGATTTAAAATTGTTTGTTCTATTTGATAACCATCTACACCAAAATTATTTGATGTTTGCTCTATTTCAAAGGAATAAGTTTCAAGAGATTCATCTTCTGCAGATGCACCAATACCATAAAATTCTTTAACATCTTCAGGAAGTTCAGTATAAAATCTTACTTCAGTTCCTTCTGCATAACCTTCATATGTTGATAAATCTAAAGTATTAAAAATGTCTCGTTCTATTAGAAATTCACTATGGTAAAAACCAAACCAGGTGTCAGGAAATTTTTTAGATTGTACACCAATTATTTGTATCCATTCATCCTGTATATTGATATAATGTCCTATGGAATTATTTGAAGAATTTCTTCTACTGGTACTAGTATCTATTAGAGTTGATATTGGGTCAGAAACTGGAAAATCACGAGCATTCTCTTTTGGACCATAAAGAAAACTGGTATTTAGAACTTCGTTAGAATCAGTATTCTGACGAAATCCAAATCCATTTCCGTCTTCAGAATCAGTTCCATCAAATGGTTTTATTACAGTTTTTCCTAAGAGAGCCATTGTCTATGTCCTAAAACCACGAGCTCGTAGTAAGTCTGATTTAGATATGATTTCAACTTTACATCTATTTCCTAAACCTGAAAAATTCTGAAAATCCCCAGTGGGTTGTAAATGATTTAACCAATACTCAGGTGTTCTTTCCAATGTTTCATTGCCTAAAGTAAATGATTGGTCTTCTTGAACAAGTGGATTATAGGTTGCACATATGAAATACCATTCATTAAAATCTTCAGGTATTCTTGTATTTGTCATTAACCCATAAGCGTGGTCATAAATGTTTCCAGGACCTTCATTATCAGAGTAACCAAATTCAGGTAATCCTTGTTGTCTTTTACGGAAAAATGGCATTCCCAGATGTGAACCTCTTATAACACCATTACCTTCTCTTACAACTAATCTCACAAACCTTTCAGTATTGGATGTACTGAAAAATCCTTCGTTAGGTATGGAAGATAGACCACCACCACTTTGACCATCATAATTTAAACTATTTCCATTATTTTGAAACCCACCACCATCTTGAAATATTTCTTTCCAAGTTTGATTACTTGAACCATAACCATCTAAATAAGTTGTTCCATTTATTCTTGTTGGTAGTTCATTACCATTTATAACGTAAGTTTCCAATCGAAAACCAAATGGATTATCTTCTCTTAATGGATTACCAAAATTAAACAATGTTCCACTTGATACTTTATCTAAAAATCTAACCCACATTGTAATGGTAAAACCACCAGTCCCATCTGTGTTAAGATATGTTAAATTATTTGGGTCTAATCCTTCAACAAATCCTTGACTCGTATTACGAACAATAATACCCTGATTTGGATTTCTGAATTGTAAATATCCTTTTGATTGATTTATATAACGAGGTCTCTCATCTTGTGGTAAAACTTCTTCCTCTAATAAATCGGTTAAGTAAGGAAGTATTGTATTGTAAATATCCTCAATGGTTGTTGATTCATTTGTTGAATTTGCTGTTGATTTCAATCTATGAATAAATGCTTCATCTTCACCAATATTACTATCATCATTATCTTGAGCATATGAAATACTATTATCTTGGGAATATTGTAAAGAACCAGTCCATTCATCGGTTTCAATATTTCTATCAACTCTACCATCTCCATCCCCATCAAATTCAGGTGTATTTGGTGGAAGTAAAGCATTTAATTCTTGAAAGAATCTAACGATTCTAGCTTGTCTTGTATCACCTGTTGGAAGTAATTCAAATATATTTGTATCAAGAAATTCATTGGCTTTAGTAACGTCTACAATGGATTGTTTTTGTTCCAATGGAATGAATTGACTTACATTTAATGGATTTAAAATAGTTGAAGTTTCATCTTCATTTGTTGAAACTTCTGTTAATAAACTTGTTATATCATATCCATCGTAATCACCACCACCCACTATAGAAATATTTCCATCAGCTGAAACATCGATTGATAAATTAAGAGATTCCATGTTTAAATAAAATTCTAAATTGTTAGCTATCTCTTGTAAATTTTGTTGAACCGTTCCATCATTGGTTTCAACTGTGATTGAATTAATCACATCCTCTTCATTAGCCTTAATATCTCTTTGAAACAATGCTAAAGTTCCACCACCTTGTCCTGATTTTATTAATCCATCACGAATAAATTTTTGTGAATTATTAACTTTAGTTGTATCAACATAATCACTTTGTATTAGAGCATCAGCGATTAAATCTAATAATTTTTCTAAATTTTCATTACCCATAATCTACTTCCTTTTAACTATAAATTCAAAATCATCATCAAACACTTGTTCTTGTCCATCATCGTATTTTAATTTTAATAAAATTTTATAAACTCTATCAGGATAAAATCCATCTAAGTATTGAATAAAATAATTTGAATTACTATCACAACTAAGTTTTGTATAACTTGTTCCTGTTGAGTCTTCAAATGGAACAATAAATTCATCAGTTGCAACATCTTTGATTGCATATGAACCACTACCATTAGTTATAAATGAATTAGTTACAGTTTGAACTGAGTTAGAAAAAGTTTTTTGAATATATCTTTTTCTTGCACCAACTCTAAACTTAACTCGTTCACCAACTTTATAACTTTCTCTTAATCCTTTCATATACAAAAAGTTATCAGTTAATCCACTCATTGTTAATTCATTTAATGAACCAGTAGAAAATGATGAATCATCCCAACGAACTTCTAATTTTGGGGAAAAAATTGTATGTGTGTTTCTTGAGAAAAATTTTAAATGGCCAAATGTTTCACTATCGGTTTCTTGACTACCACTAAAGTTTATTAACATTCCATAATTTTCTTCTTGTCCTTCATACCACATATTTACCATATCAGTCACTTCTACATTTACGTCAGGAGATTGATTAGAAAATGATTGTTCTGATTTACTTACAGTTAAAACCGTAACACCAGCATTAGCCCAAGTAATAGCCGTGCCACCAATTGGATTACTACGATTTTCCCAACTACAACCATTAGTAACTTTTGGATTATCACCAAACTTACCTATTCCCTCTGTCCAAGATTGTGATATTGGTCGAATAGCTAACTTATATTCTTCAGTCATTTCTGCATTACCTTCAGCTTCAAACAATCTTAAATAAAATTTAGAACCTACAGTAGAACCAGTTTGAGGAAGTGGTATTGTACCATCCGATAATGATTTAGACAATTCAGTAAATTCATCTCCACTAAATTGAACTAATGCTCTCGTAGGATAATCAAAAGCATTATTATAAAATTCTTTTTTGACTTCAAGTATTTGGTCTCGTCCAAAGTTTTGGTCTTTGAAAGATTCACCTGTTACATTTGACGAACCACTTGAAACCCAAGTGTCTTGATTTGGAAAAATAAAATGATGCATTATCTAACTCTCCCTTGTATGTTTTGATTTGGATTTTTTAATTCAAAAACCGTTGGTGTTGACACTAATGGTGGAACTATAATTGTACCATCATCTGATAATGCTATTTGAAAATTGTACTTATATCCATAACCACTCGTTCCACCATCAGCTACGATATATCCAGGGTCATTAACACCATCACCATCTAAATCAACCCCAGTATCATTTGTATGTGAATAAGTATAAGTAGGTGAGGTTAGTGATTCACCATCATCATAAAAATAATCTCTATCTTGGGTTATGGTAACATGTCCAATTGAACGAACACCCTCAACACCCATTAATTCATATTCTAATTGACTTTTATAAATTGGTTGATTGAATTGCATTTTTTCAATTCTAAAATATTCTTTAATTTTTTCAATACAATTTAATTTAACTTGTTGTTTGTTAGCATATTTTTCAGCTATGACATCAAACATCACACCAAAGTTTACAATGTATCCATCATTTAATGTAATAGTATCAGTCATTAATTTAAAGTTTTCTAAATATTTTTTTATATTTGATAATAAAGTATCTGATAATTTATCATTTATTACACCATCAGGGTCTGTTGTTCTTGTATGTGGATTTCCAACTAATTGTTTTTGGTTATTATAACCTAATAAATAAATGTTTACTGTTCCTAATTCTAATTCTCTAGCTAAATTACTTGTATCAGGTATTTCTGTTGGTATATTATTTAATATATTTAATGTACCTGCAATAACTTGTTCTTTTGAAAATGCATTGAGATTACTATTCAAATAAGCTATAACACCACCAGGACCAGTTACGAAGTCTGAAACTGACTGAATGTAATTACTAACTTGTGTTAAATTAGTATCACCTTCAATTGTAGGGGCTTCTCTTGTTACATATGCTTTTGCTATGTTACCAAACTTACTTGGTATGTTTAATACTCTAGCTTCATAGTCTTCTTTTGTCACACATCTGTTTTGTGTTGTGAAAAATGCTTTAGCTCTTTCTTTTATTTCAATTGTATCTTCTTCATCTTTACCACCATGAGCTGCTGTGTTATTTGTTACACTTGTCAATGTAGCACTTGTGTTTCCACTTTGTGCTGTTATTGTTGGTGTGGACGTTATATCTTCGGCTGGAACATTAGAATTAATTCCTCCACCAACACGATAAGTAATTGTTAAAGTTGTATTGTTTGGTGTTTCACCAAGTGTTGAATATTCATTACCTAACAATGGGTCAATTGAATCATTTAAATCGTTTGTTTGACCAGGTATTACAATTCCAACTTGTTCCATATCAATAAATCCTGAGTCTACAAGTTGTCCATCTTTCAACACTCCATTACCAAAAACAAGTGAAGTTGTGTTATCTTGGTTTGTTTCACGAGTAAATCTTTTTGTCGTTGTGATATAAGTTAATGAATAAGGAACAGCCAATGAAGCTCCTATTTCACCAGTTTCAGTTGAGTATGCTGAATCTCTATTCACATCATCGGTATAGTGTGTTTCAATTGGAACTTTATCTTGTGCTAAAAAATCAACCTCATACCAATTACTACCATTTGTATCCACACAAGAAACAATGTCAATAACATTTGTATCAGGTATGGTTAGTGTTTTAAATTTTTCAGGATTACCAATGGTAAATGAAATTGTTTTTTCTGTTGCACTTATAGCTTTAACAGTTCTTGTTAATGTATAAGTTGAGGCTAAACCACTATCAGCTGTCGTTCCAATGGTTTCAGTATCATTAGATGCAGATACTCTAAAATCAATAGGTTCGAGTGTTGTAAATATTATATCAGAATTTGTATCTGAAGTTATTTCAATGCCAGCATCAAACGTACCAGCGTTAGAGTAATCTACTTTTGACACATCACCACTAGAAGCATTTACTTCAGATGTAAAAGTTAAGTCAATATACGATGGTACAATTGGTTTAACTTTATAACCAAACATCTTAGCCATTGTGATTATGTTTCTTCTCTCCTCTGCTAAGGGTAACAACATCTCACGATATTGTTGGTCGATATAAAATGATAATACATCACCAACATATGCATTCATTTCTAATAACATCATACCAGGTGATGTTTCATTGAAATCACGATAGGTATCTGGAAAATAAGATTTAGCATAATTCATCAAAGATGTTTTTAATGCTGTAAAATCTTTATTTAAATAATTTACATTTGATTCTTTAAAATTGTCTTTACCATATGTTGGCATACTTTATCTCCAATTAATATCCAGTTCCACTTGTTACACTTGATTCCGTTTCAGATACATCACTTGAAAAATCTAATGTGATTGAATCTAAAGTGTTAGGGTCTTGTTTAATGTTAAAATCTATTTTTACTCTAATTTCATTTGCTCCAATATCTGTTGTATTATCTCTACTTAAAACCTGTATATCTCTTACTTCAACAAAAGGTAACCAAAATTCAAACTTATCCAGTATAGCATTTTGAACACTAAATAAGTTTTCATCTGTGATATGTTCAAATAATAATCTTTTTAAACCTAACCCTAAATTTGGTTGAAAGAATCTTTCACCCTCTTCTGTTTGTAATAAATTTCTTATATTGTTTTTTACAGCTTCAATGGTTGTTGAAGTGGTTGCAAAAAATCCATCTAAATCATCACCTCTACGAATTGGCAAATCAATACCAACTTTTACTTTAGTATCATTATCTTGAATAAAGGGTTTTCTTGATGTGTCTTTAATAGCCATTATTTTAATCTCTCCGCATCTTCTCTAAATAAAACTACTTCTGTGTGTTCTTGTTTTCCCTCATCATCTTCAACGTCAAAATCATCTTGAGAGTCAGGTGGTTCTCCAATAAATACATAACCAGTTGAATCCAATCCACCATCATCTCTACTAACATCTGTGGGTGGTAAAACTGCACCTCCTTCCACAACAGCAGATACAGCCTTTCTAATTTCTTCTTCCAATGAATCAATAACTGAACCAAGTCCAAGTGGTTCAGCTATTTTTTTTAAAGTTTTTAATAGAGGCCCATATTCACCTAATAAAGTTTCCACTGCAACATTTGCTAATTGTTCTGGTAATTTAAATGTTTCAACAATTACAGGAGCTTTTAGTGTTTTTACTGAAAAATTAGCTTGTACTAAACACTCAAGTATAGCGTCAGCTATATATTCAGCCTCATAAGCAATATAAGAATTTGGTCCTGTATCAGGAGGTGGATTTCCAGTTGCTATAGCAGCTTTCTCTTTAGCTTCAATTATACTTTGTTTTAGACCTATGTAATCTCTATCACCATGTGCCATTATTATCTTCCAAGTTTATTTTTAGATTTCTCTATTGACTTTTCTAATACTTCACTATAATTCTTATTCAAAAATTGACTCATCGGGTCACTTGATGGAACTTGTTGTGGTGTTGTATTCATCATGTCACCATATTGTCTACCAACTAATTCATTCATTCTATCTGAAGTATATTGTTCACCACCCATTGTTTTCCAACCATCATCTTGAGCTGTTTCATTCAATACATCATTCAATACTGAATTAGATGTGAAAGATTTTTTCTCAACTATTTTTTTAGGTTGTGGTTGAGATTGAGTTGGTTGTTTCAATTCAGTTATTACTTCTCTGATAGCCATCGCAACTTCTTCTCTAACGATTTGTCTTATTATAGTTTTTATATTTGTTTTTTTCTTTTTCATAACTATCCTTGTTCTATTTTATGTTTTGTACTTGTAATGTTATCAATAGCAGTTTTAATATTAGAAATTGTAGCTTGAAGCTTTGCCCCACCCTCTCCCGTAGCACCAGCAGCCATAGTTGGAGTTTGTGGTCCAAGACTTGTATTTATTTCTAATTTGGGTATTATTTCAATAATTTTATTTAATACTTCTTTTAATTTTTCACCTAACACCATTGATTGCATTGTGTCTCTATTGGAATTACCAATATTAACATTATTAGATAAAATATTTATACTTGTTGGTGCATTGATTGATAAATGTCTACCACTACCGACATAAATATCCTTTATTGATGAAACAAAAATATCATCAAGTTTAGAATTTAAAGTTATTCTATCTGAATTGAATAAAATTTGGTTTGTATTGTATCCATAAATTGTATCTTGAATATCAGCACCATTGTTTAAATCTGAATGTATAGTTCCAATAGGATAAGTGTTATCTTCGAGTTCATCGGATGATAAAGTAAAACCAAATTTTTCTTCACCTTCTTCACCTGATTCCTCACCACTTTCATTTATTAAACCCACATCACCATCGAAGTAACTCGGAAAATGTTCTGTTAATGTTCCATTTGATGTAATACTTATTAGACTACCATCAGATACTGATTCAAAAACATTTTCATTATTCCTCTGATTGGATATAAAAATATAAGGATTATTACTTCTACTCCCAACACGAACACTATTACCATGTCTACCTTCAATCATATAATCACCAACAACTTCATTAAGAGTATCACCATAGTCTAAATTTTCTTTTCTTACTTTCTGTAATCTACTATAAGATAATTCTTTATTAAAGTTAAAACTTTCACCACGTTCACCTCTTTGAGTATTTTTAGCTCTATCTGCATTTAACATTGTTAATTCTTTTTTATAATTTTTATCATCATTCCATGTTGGACTATTATCAATTGTATTCAAAGGCCCTAAATAATAATTTATTTTACCGATAGTACAAAGTAATACTGGGTCACCTTTTGTTGGAACATCACCAGGATTTCTAAGTAGAGGGAAATATCTATTATCCTCACTATAGTATTGTGTTCTTCTTTTTCCTGTTGCACCCCCTATGTGTGATACGGCATATATAGAATTTATTGTCTGTTCACCTTTGTATCCAAGTGATTGGTCTGAATGAATAGCATCGACACAATAACCAGGAACAAATTGTAAATATATTGGTACAGAATATTCTTTACCCATAAATCCTTTAACTTTTTGTCCTGCAAATGTTGTAAATGTTGAACCCATTTAACTCTCCGTATATCCTGATGAAATAGTTTTATTTTTTATTCCTTCAAGTTTTTCACTTTCTTTCTGTAAATCATCAACAGTGTCTTGAAGTGTTCCCATTAATTCTGCTTTTTCTTCATCACTCAATAACATTGATTCATCGGATTCACCTTGTGATTTAGATATAATTCTTTGTAATACACCAGCTAGTTTTACCAAGTGTTCATCATTACGAACAGCAGTATCCATATATTCTTTTATAATAGGAGCAACCAATACCACATCATCAATAGTCGTTATGAATCCGTGTATTTCTGATATTAACAAATCTATTTGAACTTTACGCTTTGTAGTGTTTTCGTATATATCTTTTGTTAAATCTTGAAAGGTTTTTCCCTCAAATATTTCTTTTTCGCCTGACATATCATCTCCTATAGATAGACTTATTCATATATAAATATAAAATTTGTGAGAAATTGTATGAAATAAAAAACCCACAATTAAGTGGGTTTAGTATTTAAAAGAATGAACCTGAGTGATTAAGTATTATTGTTCCATTTTTATGATATATGTTTTGAAGTTTTTTATAATGTTTTTTTAATACATTAACTACTGATGTGATATGAGCAGTTTCAACATCTGTCATTTCTCTGATTAAGATATATAAAGCTTTTTTATTAAAATTTTCTATATCATCTCTTTGTTTCATTAAGTCAATAATAGCATATCCTATTCTTAAATCTCTATTTTTTTTAAATATTGTATTCATATTATTATCAAAATATTCTGTAATCTCATCAATAAATGTCATAAAATCAGATTCATAATGAGAGTCTTTACCTCTATGTCTATCCAATACATCCATCCCATCATGTGTTTTTAATTTTTTATAATTGTTATTATTGTGAAGAATTAAATAGTTTTTAGCTACAACTGAAAAATAACTAAATGCCTTTGAACCTTTTGTATGGTCATATTTATGCATATTCATTACCATAAATGCGACAACCTCATGTTTTACATCTTGAAATGGGTCATTAAAATAAGTAAATTTAAAAGTGTTAATTATGTTTTCAGCCAACTTATCAAAAGCCGCATGTATTCGTGTTCCATAAATTATATTTTTTTCACTACTGCTTTCAGTTGAATTATATTCTATAATTGCATCTTGAACTTCTTTCCCAAAATATACTTTTCTTTTAGCTTTCTTTTTTGGCATCTTGTGTCTCCTCTTCAAATATCCCATCTAAGGATAATTGAATCTGTTTTAATTGTTGAAAGAAAAAACCAGTCTCATCATCTGATTCATAATGTCCTTTAGAATCTACAAGTTTCATTTTTTCGGTTGAAAATTTAATCACTTGTTGAATCTGTAAAATCAATTCTTCATATTGTGTTATTCTTCGTAAAGAGTAATACACCAATAAAGATGTAAAGATACTAATTAAGAAAAATAATATTGTTAAACCCATCCACATAATAATCTCCTAATTAAATAACTCATTAAACTTAGCTTTCATATTATCTATTTGTTCTTTTGGAACTTCTTTATGTTTTGTCACACCTTCATCTGAATGTTCCTCTTCACCTTGTAACCAAGTTTGTTTTTCACAAATAGTTGATAACCAATCACCAAAGTGAACTATTGAACCAAGAACATGTCTTGTGTCTACATAAGATTTAAAATAAGTTTCAGCTGCAGGGTCAAATAAACCATCAGCACATAATATAGCTTTGTAAACATGTGGGTTAACATCAATATGATATTTAGATAACAACCACAAAGCTCTATCGTGAACTGTCATGTAATCCAAATCTTTATTATGTGTATACCACTCTTTTAATTTTTTTCTTCTCCAATCATCCGTTTGATATTTGTAATAAGGTTGTGTCCCATCACCAAGTTTACCTAAGTCATGAAACATAGCTGCTAATACTACATCAGAATCTGGATGAATTACTTTCACACCATTTGATTCATATTGTCTTTTAATCTTTAAAGAATTTTTAATTACATGTAAAACATGGTCTAAATAACCACCTTTAAAACAATTGTGATAATTAGGTCTACCTGATGCTGGTGCAGTTTTGTATTCTGTTTCAAAGTCACTATGTAACTTTAGAATGTTTTCTTTTTGTTCACCTTCAAAATGTTCATCAATAATTGACATTAACTCATTCCAATTGTTATCCATTTGTTCTTGATTTATCATCTTCCTACTTCTCCTAAATATTTTTCTTTAG